TTCATCCACTCTCTGGATGCCACGGCAATGTTCAAGACGGTCAACTCAGCGGCTGGTCGTGGTGTGTCTGCGTTCTCCATGATCCACGACTCTTACGGCACAGTAGCTGCCGACACTGAGGTGCTTAACGCTGCTACGCGAGAGGCTTTTGTGTCTATCTACAGAGACGCTGATGTGTTGTCAGAGTTTAGGGACCAGTTAAAGACCATACTGCCAGCAGACCTAGCTGAACAGTTGCCGGAGTTACCTACTACAGGTGACTTCGATGTCTCGGAGGTGCTGAGAAGCCAGCACTTCTTTTCTTAACTTTGGTTGATGCACCCCCGCATTAACTAAAGTTTCTTTAGTGAACATAGCAGGAGAAAGTAAGTGGCGATTTCTAAGAAACCCTACGGTAAAATTAAGTCACCCATAGGTACAGCTTTATTCCCTTGGCTCCAAGAGCCTGACACTAAGTGGAAGGACGAAGGTGAGTACAAAGTCAACCTAGCCTTGGATGCCAAGGATGCCGAACCACTCATAGAGCAGCTTGAAAAAATCTACGAAACTATCATGGCCGACCATAAGGCTGACCTCTCAGACAAGAAGAAGACGACGATCAAAGAGGCTGCTCGTCCGTGGTACGATGAGGAAGACGATGAAGACGAGCCGACTGGGCGAACGGTCTTCAAGTTTAAGTCCCGCTTCAAACCCGCAATGGTTGACAGCCAGCGTAACCCTGTGTCGTCCTCGACCAAGGTGCGCTCAGGGTCAGAGATGCGTGTGTCCAGTGATGTCGCAGGCTATCCATCACCCGTAGTCGGTGTAGGTATGATCCTACGGCTCAATGCCGTTCAGGTTATCCGGGCAGTTGGTAGCGGCGGCGGTGCTGCCGACTTCGATGTCGTAGATGACGGGTTCGTTGAGGTCGCTGTAGCTGACGCGGCTGATGAATTTGTTGCCGCCGAAGCGGATTACTGATACACTATGGCCTCCAGATTTCGGTCTGGTTTTGAAGGGAAAGTGGCGCTTGGGTTGAAAGACCTTGGCGTCACTTTTTCTTTCGAGCCTTACAAGATCAGCTTCGTTCAGCCAGCCAAGCAACGATCCTATACGCCTGACTTTGTGCTGCCCAACGGCGTCATCATTGAGGTCAAGGGTAGGTTCGAGACTGCCGACAGGCAGAAGCATCTTATGATCCGCGAGACCCACGGCACACCAGAAGAAGGTGGCCCGGACATCCGCTTCCTTTTCCAAGCACCTCACCAGCGCATCTCTAAGCGCAGCAAAACTACCTATGCAATGTGGTGTGACAAGCACGGCTTTCGATATTCCAACATAAAAAATTTAAAGGACATTTTGGATGCGTGAGATCAACAAGATCATCATTCACTGCGCGGCTACCAAACCGTCGATGGACATTGGCGCAGAGGACATCAAGCGTTGGCATGTGCAGCGAGGGTGGCGGACTATCGGCTACCACTTTGTCATCCGCCTCGACGGTACAGTAGAGGCTGGTCGTCCTGTTTCCGAGCCGGGTGCTCACGCCTACGGTCACAACTCAGACAGCATTGGTATCTGTCTAGTCGGCGGGTGTGACGACGAGATGAATCCCGTTGCCGACTACACCGATGACCAGCGGAAGGCGCTGACATTTTTGGTAGATCAACTGGTCGAGCAGTACAGCGCCGAGGTGATCGGGCACAACGAAGTGTCCAACAAAACCTGCCCTAATTTTGACGTAAGAGAGTGGATAAAAAATGGAGGAGATAGAGAGTGAATTTTTACAGCACGAACCCTGCCCTGCTTGCGGAAGTAAGGACAACCTAGCTCGCTATGACGACGGCCATGCGTATTGCTTTGGCTGCGAATACTACGAGCATGGAGATGAATCAACTAAGCCGAGGAGAGATATGTTGCAAGGTACAGCACAGCCGATAGCATCAAGAAAGCTATCGAAGAAGACCTGTCAAAAATTTGGTTATATCATAGCTGAGAAGGGTGGCGAGTCAGTTCAGGTGGCTCAATACTTTGACGAGCGGCAGAACCTGATCGCGCAGAAGACCAAGGACAAGAACAAGAATTACTCATGGTCGCCAACAGGTATGCCAGACGTTGGCCTGTACGGGCAGTGGCTCTGGCGCGACGGCGGCAAGCAGATCACAATCACCGAGGGCGAGGTTGACTGCCTGTCTGTCAGTCAGGCGCAGGATAACAAGTGGCCGGTGGTCTCATTGAGCAACGGCATCGCGTCATCTGTTCGCCAGATCAAGAAGAACCTCGAATGGCTGGACAAGTTCGAGCGGGTCAACCTCTGCTTTGACATGGACGAGCCGGGTCGCAAGTACGTCGAGAAAGTTGCCAACCTATTTGCCCCCGGCAAGGCAAGGATCGTCAACCTTCCGCTCAAGGATGCCAGTGACATGCTGGTAGCTGGGCGGGACAAGGAGCTGATCGACTGCCTGTGGGGTGCCAAGCCCTACAACCCTGACGGCATCGTAGCCTACGACGACATGCTCGAATATCTCCAGCGACCAAAGCAGAAGGACAGCAAGCCTTATCCGTTCGAGGGTCTGAATGAAAAGACGCACGGCATCCGTCGCGGCGAGCTAGTCACAGTGGTGGCTGGTACTGGTGTGGGTAAGAGCCAGCTATGCCGACAGATCGCCTACTCGCTCCTCAAGACGGGTGAGAGAGTGGGTTACATTGCGCTCGAAGAGAGCGTTCAGCGCACCCTCGAAGGACTGATGGCTCTTGAGATGAAGAAGGTATTGCACACCGACTTCAGGGATTGGGACACCCTCTCCGAAACGGAGCGCACAGAACGAGAGGATGCACTACACGAACTACGTCACCTGTATCTGTACGACCACTTCGGGTCGATCGACAGCGACAACCTACTGTCGCGCATCCGCTACCTCACTAAAGCAAACGACGTGAGCTGGATCGTGCTCGACCACCTGTCGATTATGTCTTCGGCGTTCCACGAAGGCGACGAACGTCGGATGATTGATGCGACCATGACCAACCTACGGTCACTGGTGCAGGAGACAAACTGCGGCATGATCCTTGTGTCCCACCTACGCCGTCCGTCAGGCGACAAGGGCTACGAGGATGGTATGCCTGTCACGATGAACGCCCTGCGCGGCAGTCACTCAATCGGCCAGCTATCAGACATCGTTATCTCTGTCGAACGTAACGTCACCGGAGACGAGCAGAACGTCAGCAAGCTAGTTGTCCAGAAGAACCGGACTACCGGCCTAACTGGTCCTGCTTGTTTTGTCCGCTTCGATCCATCTACGACAGAGATGTTGGAGTGCATGGATGTGGAGGACGACTTTTGACTAAAGAAACTTTAGTGTTCGACATAGAGACCAACGGGTTACTTGATGAACTGGACGCCATCCACTGTATCTCTATCTACAATGTAGAACAGCAGGAGCAGTACACTTCATCAGGCAGTAGCGTACTGGATGCCCTGCCCTTGCTCACCGAGGCAGATACCTTGGTCGGCCACAACATAATCGACTTCGACATACCCGCTATCCAGAAGCTGGTCCCTAGTTTCCAGCCTCAAGGTCTAGTCAGAGACACGCTGGTGATGAGCCGTCTTATCTGGCCCGACACCAAAGAGAAAGACTACGAGCGTGGGCTACCCAATAAGCTGGTAGGCAGTCACTCGCTGAAGGCGTGGGGGCTTAGGCTGGGCAACACCAAGGGAGACTTCGAGGGTCCGTGGGACACACTGACCCAGGAGATGAAGGACTACTGCGAGCAGGACGTTAGAGTAACTGCTGACCTGTACGCTCGACTTCTGTCCGAGAACTTTACAGAGCAGAGCATTGATCTAGAGCACCGTGTACACCGCATCTGCCTAGACCAGAAGCGACAAGGGTTCGCCTTTGATGTGGACGGCGCATGGTCTTTGGTCAACCGACTGAACAAGGACCGGACAAAGCTGGAGAAGTATTTCCAAAAAGTTTTTCCACCTATCACCGATGTCTCCTACTTCATACCGAAGAGCAGCAACTCACGGTATGGTTACACCGCTGGTGTACCTGCCAAAAAAGAAAAGACGATTACCTTCAACCCCCGTAGTCGCCAGCACATAGCCTCAAGGCTGAAGGATAAGTACGGCTGGAAGCCCGATAAGTTTACAGCCAGCGGACAGCCTCTTCTTGACGAGCGCGTTATTGAGCGCCTTCCTTTCGATGAGGCAGAGAGCCTTGCGACCTACCTGCTGATACAGAAACGGATAGCCGCCATATCCGAGGCGAAGCAGGCTTGGCTAAACAATGTCCACCTTGGAAGACTACACGGCAGCGTCATCACGAACGGCGCGGTCAGCGGTAGGGCCACTCATAGATACCCCAACTTAGCTCAAGTTCCATCGACCCGTGTGCCATACGGTGCTGACTGTCGCCGCCTGTTCTGTGTGCCGGAAGGTAAGATGCTAGTCGGTAGCGACGTTAGTGGCCTTGAGCTACGCGCCCTCGCCCACTTCCTGCACCCGCTAGACAACGGTCAATACGCAGAGGCTGTGGTCAATGGGGACATCCACACCTTCAACCAAAAGCTGGCAGGTCTTGAGACTAGGGATCAGGCGAAGACATTTATCTACGCCTTAATTTATTCGGCTGGTTTCCAGAAGCTAGGCGAGGTTGCTGGCGGCAACGCGGCGACCGGCAAGAAACTCAAGACCCGGTTCCTTAAAGAACTTCCCGCACTTAGCCGACTTATCAAGTCAGTAACTAGCAAGGCGACAGAGAAGGGCTACCTGCTTGGGCTGGACAAGCGGAAGCTCCGCGTTCGATCCCCGCACTCCAGCCTCAACCTATTGATACAAAGCGCAGGAGCACTGCTTTGCAAGCAGTGGCTTGTAGAGATTCACGCAGAATTACAAAGGAGAAAACTAGATGACCGATGCAAGCAAGTCGCTTGGGTCCATGACGAAGTACAATTTGAATGTGATGAGGATATAGCAGATGAGTTTGGACAGATCGCAGTTGGAGCTATTCGAGACGCTGGAGAACACTTCGGATTTAGATGTGAACTCTCCGCTGAATACAGCAAAGGCAAAACTTGGAATGAGACCCATTAGTATTGAATGGTTGGCGGGTTACATCGATGGTGAAGGGTGCTTCCTAATTAGTGGACGCTCCACCCCTGTCGTTAAAATCAATAGCTGCCACTTCGATGTGCTGTGCCGCATATCAGATCAATTCGGCGGCAAGATTTACAACCACAGTAAAAGTACAGACAGCCACCGCGCATCATGGACTTGGCACTTGGGCGGGGACGCTGCGTTAGATTTGTCAGCCTCTCTCCTGCCCCACCTCATAGAGAAAAGGTCACAGGCAGTAGCGTTGATGGCTCTACCCACATGCTCAGATCATCAGCGTCAGTACGTGATGGATTTTTTAAAAGAAGAGAAGAAACCATTCTTTGAACACTTGGAGAGTAATCAATGAAAGAGAAACTTTTTATCGATGGAGACATAATCGCCTACTCGGTATGCAGCAACGCAGAGCAGGTTGTGGAATGGGAAGAAGATGACATCACGGTCCACTGTAGCAAAAGCCAAGTGGCCCATGAGCTTGATACATACATAGAAAAGCTGACGGAGACTGCTTCAGGCTACAAGAACACCGATCTAGAACCAGTGGTATGCCTTACGGGTTCTTCTAACTTTCGTAAAACTCTGGCTGAGTCGTACAAAGCAAACCGCAAGAGCAGCAGAAAACCTGTCGGTCTAAAGTGGGCTAAAGAATATTTAGTAGACAGGCACAGTGCTTTGCTCTGGGATTATCTAGAAGCTGATGACCTTATCGGAATACTGGCAACTAGCTATGTAGATAAGTGTGTCATCTCTAGTTCAGACAAAGACCTCCTCCAGATACCCGGATACCATTTAACTTCGGATGGGTTAATGCACCATCGCATTGAAGAGTGCGACAGGTTTCACATGGTGCAAACGCTGACGGGTGACGCCACCGATAATTACAAGGGTTGTCCCGGTGTCGGGCCGGTAAAGGCCGAGAAGATACTGACACCAGAAGACGACACAACGCCCGACAATGCTTGGATGTGGGAGCAGGTGGTTGCTGCCTATGAGAAGGCCGGACTAACGGTGGATGACGCGCTGCTCAACGCTCGCTTGGCCTACATCCTTCGAGACCAAAACTACAACCGAGACACAGAGGAGATGATTCTATGGGAGCCGCCCCACTCGAAGACCACGACCAATATATCCTGCGCCGCATGAGAGAAGAACGAGCAGAGGTTGTTGAGAACCCCTCCCATTACACCCGCTGGAAAATCGAACCTGTCACCTACGTGATGAGGAACGGAATGGAGTTTTGGCGGGGCAATATAATTAAGTACGCCTCACGCGCAGGTTTCAAAAGCCAGCCGGGTAAGACAGCCGCAGAGGCTGAAATAACTGATCTTCAAAAAGTCATCCGGTACGCCGAGATGCGGATAAACCAACTTAACGGAAAGGAAGAACTTTGACACTGCTCGCCAACGCTCAGTACGGGATGACACTCCCGATCTCCATAGAAATTGACACCCAAAAGTATCGACAAACTGGCGAGGATTTTTACTCTAAGGTTGTCCGTATAGCGGACTCACTCAAGGACAGCCCGGAGCACTTCGAGCAGTTCAAGGACATCCTGCGATACCTGCGCTTCCTACCTGCTGGTCGCGTTCAGAACGCTATGGGTGCTGCAAGGCAGACTACCGCATACAACTGCTTTGTGTCTGGCGTCATCGATGACTCTATGGACTCAATCATGCAGGCAGCGACCGACGCTGCTGAGACTATGCGGCGTGGCGGGGGTATCGGATACGACTTCTCTCGCCTTCGCCCCCGTGGTGACAGGATCAAATCATTAGAGTCCAAGGCGTCCGGTGCGGTCAGCTTCATGGGCATCTTCGACGCAGTTTGTCAGACCATCGCCAGCAGCGGCCACCGTCGCGGCGCACAGATGGGCGTCCTTCGGGTCGATCACCCTGACATTGAGCAGTTCATCACAGCCAAGCACAACGAGTCCTACCTAACAGGTTTCAACATCTCTGTCGGTATCACCGACGAGTTCATGCAGTGCCTCGAAGAGAAGAAACCTTTCCCTCTTCGGTTTGGCGGGGAAGTACATAAAGAAATAGACCCCGTTGCCCTGTGGGACATGATTATGCGGTCTACATGGGATTGGGCAGAGCCGGGAGTTCTGTTCTTAGACACCATAAATAAGATGAACAACCTTTGGTACTGCGAAACCATCGAAGCCACCAACCCCTGCGGAGAGCAGCCTCTCCCACCCTACGGAGCCTGCCTGTTAGGCAGCTTTAACCTTACAAAATATGTAGAGGACGGTCGGTTCCTCTGGGAGCAGTACAAGGATGATATACGTGCGAGTGTTAGAGCTATGGATAACGTCATCGATAGGACCATCTACCCACTACCGGCGCAGAAAGATGAGGCGCTGGCTAAGAGGCGGATGGGGCTTGGCGTTACTGGTCTTGCTAACGCTGGTGAGCTTATGGGTCATCCTTACGGGTCTCCAGATTTTATGGAGTTTGCCGATAGGTCGATGAGAGAGTTACGGGACAACTGCTATTCCACGTCAGCCGATCTAGCAGAAGAGAAAGGTGCGTTCCCTCTGTACGACAAAGATAAGTACCTATCCGGGCAGTTCATCCAAACACTCCCTGAAAACATACGCTCCAAGATTGCTGAGAAAGGCATACGTAACAGCCATCTCACCTCTATTGCCCCGACAGGCACGATCAGCCTTACCGCTGACAACGTGTCGTCAGGCATAGAGCCACCCTTCGCGATGTATTACGACCGCACTATCCAGCAGTTTGATGGACATCAGATTGAACGTGTCGAGGATTATGCGTACCGGCTTGGCGTGAACGGGCGCACCGCGAACGAGATATCCGCCCAAGAGCATGTAAGCGTCCTGTCGCTTGCATCTCAGTACATGGACTCAGCAGTGTCTAAAACTTGCAACGTAGGCGACGACGTTACTTACGAAGAGTTCAAAGACCTTTACCTCATGGCTTATCGACAAGGTTGTAAAGGGATCACGACCTTTAGAGCCGCTGGCAAAAGGTATGGAATACTTAACGAGGTCAAAGAAGAAGAGCCTAAAGCAGAGGCTTGTTACATTGATCCCGCTACAGGCCAGAAAACCTGTGAGTGATTAGGGACCAGTTAAAGAAGGAATCACTATGACTAAAGTTTCTTTAGCCCAAAACAAGATAGGACTACCCCCCTCTACCGAAGAGTTAGTCCAGCAGTTAGATGAGGCTTTTCCTAACAAATCTCCGCAACTGCATGAGTCCGAGAAAGAACTTTATTTCAGGGCGGGTCAGCGGTCAGTCGTGGATTTTTTAATACACAAACAAAACGAAGACATACAAGGAATATAAACATGTGCCTCTCGTCTCCAAGAGCAGCCCCGGCACCTAAGCCGCAGATCATGGGTGAAGCAGAAGATAAAGAAGCTCCAACCCTAAAGCTGATTGGTGAAGGAGACAACGACTCCGGGGGTGGCGACAAGGTTGCTGAAGCTGCTGGAGCGACTAATTCTGAGGGATCAGCTTTGACTATTCCTAAGAAGAAAGGGACAGGAGTCGTCTCTGTCTAATGGCTGAAGGTAGCTGTTCTTCCCGTTATAACAGGCTTACCTCTAAACGTGACTACTACCTCGACAGAGCTAGAGAGACAGCAGAGCTAACGATACCGGCTCTGCTCCCCCCAGAAGGCTTCACCTCTGCCTCTGATATCTACACCCCTTTCCAATCTGTAGGCGCTAGGGGCGTAAACAACCTGTCCAGCAAGTTGCTTATGCTTCTTCTACCGCCTAACACGCCATTCTTCCGGCTCATGCCTGACAGCGATACGCTCAAAGAGCTAGAAGAACAGCCTGACATTAAACAAGAAGTAGAAGGCTCTCTCAGTAAGATCGAACGTCAGCTAATGGACGAGATCGAAGTAGGCGCGTTTCGGGTAGCAGTCTTTGAAGCCTTAAAGCACATGATAATAGCCGGGAATACTCTGGTTCATGTGCCTGACAACGGCGCACTAAAAGTTTTCCCTCTCAGTAACTATGTTATCCGGCGCGGACCTGATGGTTCCGTCCTAGAAATCATAGTTAAAGAGCTAATAAGCAAGCAAGACCTTGGCCTTGAAAGTCCTGAGTATGAAAGTGCTGATGGTAGCTACGGGGACAGCTACGTACCTAACGATGCCAAGCCTATCTACACGAAGATTATAAAAGTAGGTGATATCTACCAAGTCTATCAAGAGATAGACGACCAGATAATCGAAGAGTCTTACGGAGAGTACCCGTTAGACCTTCTACCTTGGCTCCCCTTACGCATGGTCCGCGTAGACGGAGAAGATTACGGAAGATCATTTGCAGAAGAACAGCTTGGAGACCTTCGGTCCTTAGAAGGACTGACACAGGCTCTCGTAGAGTCTGCCGCAGCAGCCTCGAAGCTGGTCTTCATGGTACGACCAAATGCCACTACTCGTAAAAGCGATATAGCCGAAGCAAATAACGGCGACGTGGTTACGGGAAGTCCTGATGATGTGACTGTCTTGCAGTCCGGTAAGTATCAGGACATGCGTGTGGTGTTAGACGCGGTTCAGCGCATTGAGGAACGGTTGAAATTCGTTTTTCTCCTCAACGAATCAATCCAACGAAATGCCGACCGCGTTACAGCCGAAGAAATTCGGTTTATGGCGAACGAGCTGGAGTCGGCCCTCTCCGGTGTTTACTCTCTCCTCTCCGTAGAGTTCCAACTTCCGCTCGTTCGTATCCTTATGAAACGGATGCAGGCTAAAGGTAAGATACCTAAGCTCCCCAAAGACAGCATCACGCCTGTCATCGTCACAGGTACAGCCGCACTAGGCAGAGGAAACGATCTTCAGAAACTGAAGTCGTTCCTACAAGACCTGATTACTTTGACAGGCGCGTCCCCCAATTCCATCCAACGAATAAAAACAGGCGACCTTATCAGGCGTCTAGCTACCGGACACGGCATAGAGGTCCAAGGGCTTATTCGTTCTGATGAAGAAATCCAATCCATGATGCAGCAACAACAGCAACAAGCTCTGATGCAGCAAGGACTAACCGAAGCCGTGAAGGGGGCAGCACCTGAAGCGGGTAAACAAATGATACAACAGGGAATAGATTTAGATGGCCTCCAGACGTAAAGCTTCAGCCGGACAACGTGTAAGAGCAGGTTCGTACCTTGCCGACCGCGCCAAGAAAAAAGCGGCAGCTAAGAAACCCGCAGCTAAGAAACCCGCAGCTAAGAAACCCGCAGCTAAGAAACCCGCAGCTAAGAAACCCGCAGCTAAGAAACCTTCGGTCAGCCCTTTAAAGCAGCTTCAAGCTAACGAGAAAGCCTCCGCTAATGCTGCTAAAAAAGCCGGTTATGGTACGGGGAAAAAAGCCGGTGTTCGCGCAGGTATGCGAGCAGCAGGTAGATCACCTATGGGCAAAGGCCCGGTAGGCACAGGCATTGGCGCAGCCCTCATGGGCGCGAGCTTCCTGCCTGACGTTACAGCCGACAAGTCTAAGCAACGCGCTGCGAACAGGAAAAAGCCTACTAGCAGAAACAGCATGAGAGCTACGTCCCGTAGGGCCACCCCTCCGGTAGACAAAGGCAAAGCACCTAAGCAGCGTCCCCAAGGCGCAAAGGTTCCCGTCATCAAGCCTAAGCCCGGACCTACTAAAGTCCGTCCTGAGGGAAGCCGTAAGCTCGACAGGACAGAAAACAAACGCCGTAACGCTGGTGACTATGGGGGAAACTCAACAGGTGCATCCATGCGTATGTCTCCTAAACCCATAAATCCTACGCGTGTGACTCTGTCTACGAAAACCGGGAATAAGAAAACTAAAGCTGGAAACTACCCCGTCTATAAAAAAAGATCTTCAGCCGCAAGATCATTTCAAACTGCATTTGCAGACGCCCGTAAGAGCGGAAGGAAGACGTTCACTTGGCAGAAACGAAAGTACACAACCAAAGTTAAAAAGAAATGAGGATAAACAATGGCTATAGCGCCAAAAGCAGAGACCCCTACTAAAGCTAAAGAACCTGAGTACCCCGAATGGCCGGGTGTCGAAAATGCGGAAGACGATATCATTTATCGCCTGCCTAAAAGCGGCAACCTAATCCAAAAAGGAGAAAAGGCTGATGGTTGAATCTGTACAAACATTTGAAGGGGAGACCGGACCAGATGCTCCTACAGAAACTCCCGCAGAAGCTCCTGTCGTTGAGCAAGTCAATGGTACAGAGGTTCCAGAGAGTGTTCTCCCAGACAAGTTTGCGAATGTCGAAGACCTTATTAAGAGCTACAACGAGCTTGAGTCAAAGCTTGGCAATGCTTCGGAAGAGCCTGCTCAAACTGATGAGCCACCTCCAGAAGAAGCTAAAGAAGTTCTCGCAGACCGTGGTCTTAGTTTTGATGACATGGCAGCAGAGTACGCTAGAGATAGCTCACTCAGCGAAGCGCGTTATGAAGAACTTGAAAGTGCTGGCATCCCTCGCAGCATGGTCGATCAATATATCGAAGGCCAGAAAGCGGTTGGTGAACGTGTTCAGCAACAGGCGTTCGAGGTAGTAGGCGGCGAAGACGCTTACAACGAAATGCTGACATGGGCGCAAGCCTCCATGACAGAAGGCGAGATTAACTCCTATAACCGTGCGGTTCAGGCCGGTGACGTTGATGATAAAATCCTAGCAGTCCGTGGGCTGCACTCTAGGTTCATTTCGGAAAACGGCATCGCCCCTAATTTACGGCATGGCAACTCAATCAGCGGTGCGGCCAACGATATGTACGGCAGTTGGGCGCAAGTCACATCTGATATGCGTGACTCTCGCTACAAGAACGACCCTGCTTTCCGAGCAGAGGTTGAGGGCAGAATTTCTAGATCAGGAACTCTGTCCTAAAAGCCTAACCAACAAGTACCCTTGACCCGATACGTCGGACAATCTTGAGGAAACGGTAAGTAGGCACCCAAGCTGGGACTAAAGTTTCTTTAGTCTCATTCCCTAACTCTAAATGTGAGGTACTACCAAATGGCTAACGCCGTTCCTTCGCGTCTAGGTCAGGTCAATGCGTCGGGTTCTGCTGACGCTCTATTCCTTAAAGTATGGGCCGGTGAGGTTCTTGAAAGCTTTGAACAGTATACTGTTACAGCCGACAAGCACATGCTCCGTTCTATTGCTTCAGGTAAGAGCGCACAGTTTCCGGTCATGGGCCGTTCTAGCGCATCCTATCACACCCCCGGCAACGAAATTAACGGGAGTGCGATCAACCACAACGAGAAGGTCATCACGATCAACGACCTTCTCATCGCCCACCATTTCATTGCGGAAATTGACGAGGCCAAAAATCACTACGACGTGAGGTCTGTCTATACGCAGGAAATGGGTCGCGCTCTCGCCTTCCAGATGGACAAGCACGTCCTTCAGATGATGCTGGCGGCAGCGAAGACCACCACGGCAAACGTGGGAGACACCAGCTACCCGTCAGGTACAATCGTTACTTCGACCAACGCAGGGACAGCAGCGAACGATCTTATTGCTGCTATCTTTGATGCTGCCGAAGCTCTTGACGATAACTACGTGCCTTCCGAGGATCGCTTCTGTTTCCTCAAGCCGGACGACTACTACATGCTGGCTAACGCCACCAATGCGGTCAACGTAGACTTTAGCGGAAGCGGGTCGATTGCTGACGGTACGGTAACGAGCATTGCTGGTATCCAACTCATCAAAACCCCCCACCTGCCGACTGGTAATGTCACGGGTACGGGTGTTGATGCTGGTGGTGCCGGTGGAGCACAGGTTGTGGACGCACGTAACACAATCGCTCTAGTAGCCCACCCGTCTTGCGTTGGTACGGTAAAGCTCATGGACCTTGCGGTTGAGAGCGAATATCAAATCCAGCGGCAGGGTACGCTCATGGTCGCAAAGTATGCGATGGGTCATGGCGTCCTTCGTCCTGAAGGTGCTGTACAGATTCGGAGTGCCGCCCCGTAAGGCGACTCTTCTATCTGCTTATTGTGGCCGGGGGGAGCAATCTCCCCGGTCATTTTTCACTTTATATAGGGAGCTTTAGTTGACCCAACTTTATAAAACAACAGAACTTGAAGCAGTCAATGTGATGTTGGGGTCTATCGGTGAAGCCCCTGTATCCTCTCTAGAGAACACCTCTCTAGAAGACGTAGCCGTCGCTGTTAATATCCTCAACGAGACAGTCGTAGATGTTCAGTCTCCCGGCTACCACTTCAATAAAGATTATAACTCTCCCCTACTCCCAGATACTGATGGGTTCATTAACGTAGGGGCGAATGTTGTATCCGTAGACTCATCCCCCTACGGATCAAATCCTAGTGTAGATATCGTTCTCCGCGGCAGCAGATTATATGATCGCGAGAAACGGACCTTTGTGTTCACGACCACTATCTACGCTGACATCATAACTATTTTAGCATGGGATGATCTCCCCCAGACAGCAAGACGCTACATCACGGTAAAAGCAGCTCGACGTTACCAAGCTCGAACCTTTGGTTCAGACACGCTCCACGGCTTTACTACTCAAGACGAGACAGAAGCTTTGGTAGCGATGCAGCAAGACGACAGCCGGACATCAGACACAAACTTCTTAAACTCTAACTGGGACGTGTTTCGTGTACTGTCTCGTAATGGGCGCAGACGCTACCACTGATGGCTCTAGTATCTGACTCCATCCCTTTTATGGTTCAAGGCATAAGCCAGCAGCCATCAGAGGTAAGAAAACCGTACCAAGGTGAGATACAAATAAACGGGCAGAGTTCTCTGGTAGATGGGTTAAACAAAAGACCCCCTTCAGTTCACGTAGCTAAACTCCTTACGTCTTCCGCCTCCAATGTCTCCTGCCACTTAATCAACCGGGGGCCGACTGACCGTCACATAGTGCTGATACAGAGCGATGGAACTCTGGGAAACACTTCCTTAAAAGTTTTTGATGCCGTCACTGGTGCTTCACGCACGGTGACTAACACGGCCAGTTTGAACTATCTGGTTACATCAGACCCAAGAAACGATATCAGATTTCTCACAATCCTTGACCAGACCTATGTACTAAACCGTTCTAAAACAACGGCGGCAGGAAGTACGACTTCTGCAAACATCACTCTTACGGAGAAGCAGCGGTTTTCAGACCTACCTACTACTGGGGTCAGCACAGGAGACAAGTTTAAAATACAAGGGGATGACGACGACAACTTCAGCACGTTCTATGTCGAGTACCAAGCAGGCACGGTGTATGAAGAGACTGTCGCGCCCAACATCGTAGTAGACCTAGATCAAACTTCTTTGCCCCACAAGCTGACGCAATCAGGCTCTGCCTTTACTTTTGACGTGATCGATTACGCAGACCGTTTAGTCGGAGATGCTACAACAAACAAATCACCCGCGTTTATAGGTAAAAAGCTAAACGCTATGTTCTTTTTCAAGAACAGGTTTGGTGTGGTAGCCGGTCAGGAGGTTGTTTTTTCTGAATCAGGTGAGCCGGATAATTTCTTTAAAACTACGGTAACGACCAATAAAGACAGCGACCCTATTCACGTATCAGTAACGCATACTCGAATATCCGAGATCGAACATGCTGTTCCGTTCAACGAGCAGCTTATGCTTTTCTCGGCTACCTCTCAGTTTTTCGTAGATAGCAACGGTGCGCTTACGGGGTCTACTATTTCAGTCAATCCTGCCTCTGACTTTGAGATGGATGTAAAACTAGCTCCTATTGGTGCTGGTATTAACGTGTACTTTGCACAGGCGTCAGGACAGTTCTCTCGTATTAGAGAGTTATTTGTAGCCACTGATAACAGCACAACGGACGCTGCCGACATCACCGCTCACGTACCTAAGTATGTCCCAAAAAACCTGACAAAGATTGCAGCGTCTTCCTCAGAAGACCTAATGCACATGGTGTCGTCAGATCAGCCTAACAGGCTGTACTGCTATAAGTACAACTGGTCAGGAGTGGATAAGAACCAGAGTGCTTGGGGGTTCTACGAGTTCGCGAGCAGCGACATTATCCTGTGGATAGAGATCGTAGAGAACACCACGTACATGCTGGTCTCTAGGTCCGATGGCGTCTTTCTAGAGACTATGGATTACATAGGGCCAGACGATACGAACTTAACGTACAACGCAAAGCTCGACCGGAAGGTATCACTCACTGGTTCATACAATGCCGGGACGGGTAACACGACTTGGACCCTTCCTTATGAAGTAGCAACCAGCACCCCCCTCGTAGTCATAAAGGCCCACACCACGCCCGACGCCGGGATAACCATAACGAACACTAGGCCAACCACGACGACCGTGGTGGCTGTAGGCGACTACAGTGGGTTCAGTTGTGTTATCGGAGTTCCTTACCAGTTTCAGTACAGGTTCTCTACCCCGTATGTACGAGAAGCTACCGGGGTATCTACCAGTATCGGTGAAAAGATGGCGGTTACTACAGGCCGTCTTCAGCTACGGAGGTGGAGCGTAACGTACAAAGATACTGGAGCTTTTACGGTAGAGGTAGCTCCCGAAGGCCGAGGGTTAAAGTCCTACGAGTTCACCTCAAAGCGCGTGAACTTATCTAGCTCTTCTATTGAGAGAGTCGCCTTAGAGTCAGGGACTTTTAAGTTTCCTATCATGGCCCGGAACACTTCTGTCAAGATCGACGTTAAGTCTTCCTCTCACTTTCCTTGCAATCTCGTTCAGGCAGAGTGGGAAGGTAACTACAGCGTACAGTCAAGGCGTATGTAATGCCTAAGATCACTCACAACGAATTTGGAATATGGGTACGCCCTGCTGAACAAGAAGATGTTACCTCTCTAGTCCCTAGACTGAGGGATAGCGATGTAGTCGAGGTATCTGCCGTATGCGGAGACAAGACGGTTGCAGAAGCTATGTCTTGGTCAGTAGCTACGTCCGCAGAGTCCTACGTTCTCATGGTTGACGATAGTGTAGAAGCTTTGTGGGGCGTCAACTCCTGCCGGACCCTACCGAAAGCAGGTATCCCGTGGCTTGTCGGATCAGAACGTATGACAGAAGTTAGCAGGTCTGTTGCTAGACACAGCGTGGGCTGGGCAGCGCACCTGATGCGTAACTACTACCTTTTGTACAACTTTGTACACGTACCGCACATTCAGTCTCAGAAGTGGCTGCGGCTCTGCGGTTTTCAAATCCAAACAGATCGAACATACAAATTCACCAATGAAGATTTTTACCTATTTACGATGGGGGCAAAGCAATGTGTGGCATAGCTGAAGCAACGCTGGCGATAGCCATCATAAGTGCTGGCGCGTCCTATATGCAGGCAGAGCAAGCTGCTGACGCAGAGATCGAAGCGCAGCGGCGGCAGGATCAGGTTGCCTACGACAACTACCAGTTCAACCTATCTCGTACAAAGAAACAACGAGAGCAAATCCTTCAAGAAGGCGGGCAGCAGAACATGAAGGCCGCTATAGATAGGGCTAAGGTTGAGGGACAGACTAAAGTTGCTGCTGGTGAGTCAGGTCTAGGGCAGTTTGGCCTAGCTGGCGGGGCAGTCGATGATGTTTTCGGAGATATCGCTTTCCAAACTGGAGTCGGCAAAGCCAGAGTAGCTGGCGCAGTGGCTAACCGAATTGAAGATAGCTATGCAACGGACGAAGCTTCTTACCTTAACTACAAAGCAAAGAACTCGTCCTTCTCTCCTGTCATGGGCGGAAGCATTGGAAACCTGCTTATCGATGTAGCCAGCGCCGGGGCTGATTACGGAACAAACCCAAACCGTAGGTACTTTAAGAGTACCGGCAGCACACCGAGTACATCTTCTAGAGGTGGGTCGTTCCCCTCCCCCGCCAACTCATTTACCACTTAGTTGCACTAAAGAAACTTTAGTCGAAAGGAAATTCGTTAATGGCATTAGGTGACGCGAGGTCCACAGGACGCCGTAGATCACAGTCTGTTAATAGGCCAGATAGCCGCGCCGTACAGGGCGCTAGTAACACTGTGTCTATGCAGGCTGCGACACAGAAAAACCTAATTGTACCTAACATCCAGCCGAAGAAGACCGGGATGGAAGGGCTTGTTGATGGGTTAAAAGCTACAAATAAAAAGCTGCAAGCCTACCAAAACCGCAACCAAGAAAAATGGACGAGCGAGGCAGAACAGAAGTCTCGGGCCATCATCGATAGAGAACTGGCTGGTGGAAAAAGCATAGAGCAAATACGGCAAGATTTTTCTAACGGAGCTTACCCGGAACTCAAGACCCAACTGTCATACGATATGTTCAACGTAACGTGGGGTAACCGACAGGCCATAGACTATTTTGAAAGCCCGAAGGGCGAAGGCTATCAAAAGCTACAGGATTGGAAAGCCAAGTTCGAGGCCGCGCCTTTCCATGAGCGGCAAGAGATGGACATTGAGCGTTTCTTAGCCCAGCAAAAAGATAACTTCAGAAATAAAGTAGGCAGCAACCCAAAGGTTCTAGCCGGTGCGATGGCAAGGATTGGGGCGCACAATACGAAACTTAGGAAGTCTCTTAACGAAACTGCCGAAACGCTGAACAACAACGACATAACAAACACTGGTGCGGCTCTTCTTAGAACAACAATCCTAGATGCCTATGAATCTAACGTCGGGGAAGGCGCAACAAATTTTGAAATAGACGATGAGCCTCTTACCGAATTGGAGTTTCTAAAAGAAATCCCGTTCATCACCGAGCAGTTTCTTGTGCAGTTTGCCGATAACAATGGTATGGCGCGGTCAAATATATCCAACGTAAAGCTCATGGCTGTAGAAGACCTAATAACAGATGTGACCACCAGCAACGCCTCTGGTCTACAGAAGCTAAGAACGCTTGCAGTAGCAGAAGAAATCTTGAAGTCGAAGGCTAACGACAACCTCCCCTCTCTCCTGAAAAACAACAGGCTCTACAAAACAAACACAGGGGGGCAAAGAGCAATAAGGGACGAAGCCCAAAGTCAGTTAGCAAAGCTTCAATCAATTAGAAGCGGGCTACAAGAAGGCGTGATGATCGATCAAGCCGTAGGACAAGCGGAAGCGGCTCTTACAAGCCCTAGTCAAGAAACTAGTGAGGTTTTAAGAGGGCAACAGACAGACAACTACCTTGGGTCTGGTAAATCAAGGGTGATAATACTTAACAGGGCCATTCAAAATATAATGGTAGACCTGAAAAGAGAGCATGGAGAGAGCACTCCCCGGTACTACTCAGAACTAACAATTTTAGCCGAACGCTGGGCAAATAATGAAGCTATCCCTAAATTCACCGAACTAAAGACGCAGGTAAGCGAAGCTTTTAAGAACATTAAAACAGCAGGAGAGCAGCTAAGGTCTGGCGAAGCCTCAGGCCCTTTTACTAAAGAGGTTATGGCTCAGGTGCAGCAAGCTTACGGGCTTTATGTTGCCATGTCCCAAAGCGCCAAAAGAACAGCCCTAGACTCATACTTTTCGAGGGAAGAACAAGGGATGTTTGCGGAGCTACATTCAAGAGTTAAAACCAGCGACAAGGATAATGGGCAAGTAGTAAACTTGGACCCTGATACCTTAGCCTCAGTCATCCCTGCACTAACAACGCCTTTGCCTCCCCTCACTCAAGAGCAAGTTAAGCTATATCGAGAAGATATAATTGACGAGTTGGACGGGTGGTGGTTTGGCTTACTTGGTGGGCGGGATGATTTAGATGTAGGCGACTTCAGCCCTGATACTAATCCCGGTGCTGCACAGCTAGTAAGGAGCTTGATAGCCGAAGCTTACGCGGTTGTTGGGCGATCTCAAGGCGGTAACATTAAAGACAAAATTACTACTCACGTTCTTAAAAATATTACAGCCCTGAGAATCGATCACAAAACTGGCGGATTCCTTGGTACTGGATTCCGTAATAAGTTTCACATACTGATCCGAGCGAATCCCGGCGATCCTCTGCACCATAGTAACCCACAAAGGAAGTTCGCCTTAAAACAAGTCCAAGAACATTTGTACAAAATTGATAGAGAGGGAAATTACGGGGGAACTCTGCGTATCCGTCAGCTCAACCCCAATAAAAATTCAGTATTTATAATAACAGACAGTATCGGGAACGCGATCCCAGCCAAAGACGGGAAGGGTGCTCTGCACTTTGAGATAAATTCTGATAACACGCTTAAAGCGTATTCCCGTGGTCTTACAATGGATGCTAAATGATGGCGGAGGCTACAGAGCTTCTCACCCCTCCGGTAGATCAGCAACTTAGCACCCCTACAGAACCTCAGTTCGACAGCAGGGACAACAAGCCTACACAAGCTGATGTAACTGATGCCTTTATTCAGCCGGTGCGTAGGCCAGAAGAAATTCTTGCAGAAGAGCTTACGCCCAGAGCTAAAAGACCTGAGATAATAGACGAAGTTCCGTGGAATCTCGCGGGTCAAATTGCTGAAGAAGATTGGGCGCTACAAAACCTAGCAAGATGGTTGGGCAGAGAGGAACACCTCCCCGACCCTGACTTTGTGATGACCCCAGAGATGTTCGAGGCCGCTGCGAAGCAGGATGGTATCAGCTTCACAAATCTGGATGAACTCTCAAGCTCTCATAGCCAAGCGGATTGGGATGAGAAGGTAGCCCACATCAAACAAGAGCAAGACTTCAATAACGAGATTGCTAAGTATGGGTGGAAAGGTGCTGGCCTGAGAATGGGCGTCAGCTTTATGGACCCCGGAGTCTGGGGGCTGGCTATAGCTACTGGGGGCTTAGGTCTCTACGGAAAAGCTGCACAGGTGGGCCGTATGGCTACCGTAGCCCGTTGGGGCGGAGTAAGTGCGGCAGAGGCAGGTCTTATAGAAGCAGCCATGCTCACTGATAAAGTCACTTGGGGCTGGGAGGATTCAGCAGCATCAGTAGGTGCTTCCCTGATAGTCGGTGGCAGCTTAGGAGCACTGTTCGCCAAGCCTGTGCAGAACCTAACAAAGAATATAGAGGCACAGGCAGTAAAGCGTCAGGCTGAAGAGTCTGGAGTTACGCTGTCTGAAGCGTCCCGCACTAAGCTTGATGGCGAACGAGAGCTAGTAAACTTTGACCCTCTGTCTCCAGACTCGAATATAGCACCTGCGGCTATGACCCACATAAATATCAAAAACCCCTTTGGCCCGTCTGTAAGAATACCACTGCGGTTTGACATGATGGCCTTTGTAAAAACATCTCCGTCTGAACCTTTGAGAAGGTACTTTGGAGGCATAGCCCAAGACGTTGTTGGCGATACCACTACAGGGCGTATCGTAAACATGTCCGCGACAGAGCTTGGTACACAGATGTACAGGACGTACAGCGCGTCTTTCATGCAGCCCTACACTGCAAACTTTAACAAATTTAAAGAAGAAATATCTTACGGACTGCTGGATAGAGACGCTGTAAGGATGCAGTTCAGCGAACTGGTAGAACAAGCGGTACGAAGAGATGGCGACGGGTGGATAGATAGCCTCGACAATTTGTCTGACGTTCAAAAGCAGGCGGTAAAAGCCCAAAGAAATGAATACCGCTCAATGATGCGGCAAGTCCTCAAAGACTTAAAAGAGGCTGGCGTAGACGGAGCAGAGGCGATAGCGGAGAACGCTTTGTACGTACCTCGTCGGATACGCGCCTCAACCCTAACCCGCTGGAGAGACCAGCTAGGCGATGATGGTCTGGTAGATTTTATAGCGCAGGCATACAGGTCTGGCAGCAAGCGACCCATTACAATGGCTCAGGCACAATCAGTAGCTAGAATCCACATAAAGAACATCGAAAGATACGATGGGGGTTTCGAGCGTGTTAGCGGCAGCGTCACCAAGCAGCAGCTAGACGAGATAAAAAAGCTACTGTCTGAAGGTGGGGCGACCCCTCAAACAACCCGCGACATAGAGATTATTGAAAAGATACTCTCTGATAAAAAAGGTGGGTCAAACCTATCCCGCCGATTGGACTTGGATGAGACCTTCGAGGCCAAGGGCTACAAGATGGAAGACCTGTACGAGAGTAGTGCTCTGGATGGGATGGATAAATACCTCCGAGTGATGACAGGTAGAGTTCAGGCAGCGAAGGTTTTAGGCATCAGGTCTGACGCTGAGTTTCAAGAGCGCATAAAAGAAATTGGAGAGTCGGTTATTGGAAAAGACCCCAAGACCGTAGCAAGGGTTAAAGCAGATATTAAAAGGGTGGACGTACTTTACAGACACTTGACCGGCAAGCCTATGGACAAAGACGCTGGTAAGAGTGCTAGTGGAGATACGGCTTTCCGCCTCCTCATGGACTACAACTACATGAGGGTGATGAATCAGGTAGGTTTTCCGCAGTTTGCTGAACTCGGAAACACCCTCGCCTTTGCAGGCTTTAGGGCAACGCTAAGATCAGTACCGGCTCTGAAAAAACTACGACGCGATTTAGAGACAGGCGAGATTGTTAATCAGGATATCCTTCGAGACCTAGAAGCAATGAACGCTATAGGCAGCGATTACATAAGGTATCAAACAGTTTCTAGCCGGTTTACTGGGCCTTCTGACGAAGTTATCGGACATAACATGACCGACTCGCAACGCAAAGTTATGGACCTAGCAACCAAAGGTAAACGGGTAACGTCTATATTGTCGGGCATGGTTCCCATAACTGTGGGTTTGCAGAGAATGTCGGCCTCTGCGTTTATACAAAAGATGGGGAGCCTACAACGGAAAGCTCTAACAGAGAAAGACTACAGGCGGTTCCGCGAAATAGGGTGGACTGACGAAGTTACAAACGGCATTAGGGACCAGTTAAAGAAGGCCACCTATACCAAAACTGGTGCGATTGATGACCTGAACATGACTCAGTGGGACGGTAAGTTACGAGAAGAGTTTGCTAATGGCATAGCTCGGTGGACTTACCGAGTCATCCAAGAGAATGACCCCGGCGCTCTAGGTTATTTTATGACACAGAGGGTCGGCAAAGCTGTTACTCAGTTTAGAACCTTTATGCTGGTGGCACATGCCAAGCAGTTTCTTCACGGTGTTCAGCGTCTCAAACAGGGCGACCTACAGGTAGCTAACGCCTTTATGCTAAGTACATTTATTGGTGGGCTGGCTTACATGGGCCAGAGCGAGTTGAAGACCATAGGGGCCAGCAACAGGGATGAGCTTTTGCATGACCCAGACAAGGGGTACTTAGCACCTGAGAACATAGCTAAGTCCGCTTTCCAGAGGTCTGCATACTCTTCCCTTATACCAACAGGCATAGACAATCTGTCTTATATGTTTGGTGGTGATCCCGTGTTTGCTTATGGAAGATCGTCTGGGCTACCAAGTAATATATTTTTTGGAAACCCGTCGATAGACGCTTTTAACAAGGCAACCGCTCTCCCCGGAACCATATTATCTGGGGATTTCTCAGAGGCAGCTAAGGCTCTCCCTTACCAAAACATGCTCGGAGTAACCAACTTTCTTCGCGCTATAGACGAAGACGACTAAAGAAACTTTAGTCCACCCCCTACCCCTCCATAAAAGGAAAATCTTAAATGTCGTTTGCGCTCACTAGGACAACTGGTGACGGCAGCACTGCTACGTTCAATGTGCCGTTCAGCTACAGGGCTACGGCTGATGTTATAGTTAAAGTAGCTGGCGTGACCAAAACGATTACCACTCACTACACGTTCCCTACTTCTTCCACCATTCAGTTTACGGCGGGAAACATACCAGCTAATGCAGCGGTCGTTGAAATACGTAGGGCTACTAGCCACAACGCTCGTCTGGTTGATTACGTAGCTGGTGCAACTCTGACAGAGACTGATCTAGACACTGACTCAGAACAAGCGTTCTTCATCTCCCAAGAAGCTATCGACTACGCTACAGATACCATTGCTCTTAACGCCAACGACAAGTTCGACGCCCTCAACAAGCAGATACAAAACCTAGCAGACCCCGCTCTTGCACAGGATGCTGTAACTAAAAACTACTTAGAAAACACGTTCCTTACACCCACTGATAAAACAAACATCACTGCGGTTAATGCAGTCTCTACAGAAATAGGACGCCTCGGCACCGCAGAGGCAGTAGCCGACATGGCGATCATCGGCACCGCTGATTTCGTTGCCGACATGAATACAATAGCGTCCGCAGATTTTGTTTCTGACCTGAACACCGTCGCTTCCGCCGATTTCGTGGCCGATATGAGCGTGCTGGCAACGGCAGACGTTGTAACCGACATGAACACACTTGGCACCAGCGCAAACGTCACGGCGATGGACACAGTG